GAGATGGCTATACAGACACTGTGGGATGAAGAAACGCAAGGCATATTTGCTGCTATCATCTCATTCTGGTTTGGAAGTAGGGCCTTGCAAAGATCAAGGAGTAGTTCGTAATGACTGTAAAGAAGGGAAAAGAAACATTCTCTGGTTACAATAAACCAAAGAGGACACCTGACCATCCTACTAAATCCCATGCCGTACTAGCTAGGGAGGGTGGTAAGGAGAAGCTCATACGCTTTGGACAACAGGGCGTAAAGACTGCTGGTAAACCTAAGAAGGGTGAGTCAGCCAGACAAAAGGCGCGAAGGAAATCATTTAAGGCTAGACATGGTAAGAATATTGCCAAGGGTAAAATGTCAGCTGCATACTGGGCGAACAAAGTAAAATGGTAGAGCAAACAACAGATCAACAAATGGAAGAAGTGCTTAACGTAACGGGAGATGATCCGCTATCTGATGCAGCTACAAATCAACTAGGGGTTTTTAAAGGTGAGCCTAAAGAAGACCTTAGAAAAATAACTAAAGAAACAGATATGTTATTAGATGTAGCAGGTGGTGGAGAATTTCTTTTTCCACCTGTGCCAGATAAAAAACTAGATCAGAAAGATATAGCTGGTTTGTTATTTCCCATCACTCCTCAAGATCCTATATTTGGTGAAATTAAAACTATGTTTGAAAAGGGAGAGTACGGATCTGGAGTTCTTACGGCAACCCTTACTGCCCTAGCTATGATACCAGGCTTTGGAACATTGCCAAAAGCGACAGCTAAAAAGATAGCTAGGGATACTGCCGAATCAATAAATAAAAATAAGTTAGCATCAACGACAGATCCAACAGAGAGAGCTTTGTCACGGGTGGAAAAGGAAACGGGTCTTAAATATGGTTTTGTACAAAGACAACAACTTTCAGATTCTGAAAAGCCCATAACATCTTTAAACACGTATGAATTACCTAATGAGTACTTTGATCCACAAACAAATGAAGTTATCTTTTCTTTTGATGAGGGTATAAATACAAGAGAGTATCTATTTCCTAATAGCCGTATGTATACCTCTGAGATTGAAAAACAAATAGATAAATTACCAAACACAGTAGATACAGGTTATTTTAAAAAATTTGTAAATAGTATACCTTCAGATCAAGCTAGAAATCTTGGACTTGTAAATCTATTAGATCAAGCCACAAAAAAAGGTGATAAAAAAATCACTAAAGAAGACATAACAAAAAGAGTTAATAATAACAGATTTATACTTACAGATACAATTTACAAATTTGATAATCCAACTGTAATAGAAAGTATGCCTTTTGGTTCAAATAGTTTTTCTTCTAAAACAGGATTAGATAAATCTGAAGCGGTAGTTGGAGAACCTCAGTTCCTAGCCTTTAGTGAAACACGTAAAGATAGTGAAAATATAGCATCAATTATGGGATCAAGCAACACTGCTGTATCTTCACCAAGTTCAGCTATTTCTTCACCCACACGAAACAGAGTACCCGATAAATATTTTAGACCTTACATAGATGAAAGATTTTACAAAGAAATACTAGTAGGTACGCCTCTTGCACAAAAAGCAAGACCTCTTACTAAAGAAGAAATAGATCAAGGTTTTTACATAGACGTTATGGGAAAAACTAAACCTGTAACAGAAGCTATGAAAAATATGCGTGAACCAATGGTTCCAATGGTTACTAGAAAAGATTTTAAAAATTATGATCATTATGGAAAGGCAACAGATATTGATGTTACTCCCATAGTTCACATAAGGTTATATAATAACGTTATTAAATCAGCAGATGAAACTAATCCTGATTCTACTGTTAGAAGAACTATAGTATCAGAAATACAGTCGGATATTTCAGGGGGAGGAAAAATTGTAAAAGACGAAGTAAACCCAGACACAGGTATTTCTAAAAAGGTAGAAAAAGCGTATGGCATAACAGAAGAAGCTATTGCATTAGACAGAAGATTAAAATCTGAAGATTTAAAAAGAGATAAACTATTAAGTAAAATAAAAGGATCGGTAGGTTTAAAGCGTGGTGATTTAACAGAAAAAGAATATGAAGACCTTTTAATTAAAAGAGCTTACTCTAAAAACCGTTTACAAAATAATAAAAAACTTGCGTTTCCTTTAAAAACATTAATAGGTATTCCAGAAACTAAAAGAACTAAGGGTTTTCCTCAAATAGTTCCAGATATCCCCGTTGTAGGTAGAAAAGGTAAAATACCACAGGCATCTACTTTAGGTGTAAAAAGAGCTATGAAAGAAGCAATAGAAAATGATTCAGATGAAATACTATTTGCAACTGATTTGGTTCAATCAATTAGATACAAAGGCGGTATAGGAGAAGGAACTAAAGATTACTATGCTAGAGTATTACCCCAAACCATAGAAAAAATTGGAAAAGAAAACAATATTAATTTAAATTTACGAAAAGAAAATATTCAATTAAATCAATTTATACTTAGTAATGAAGGTATTAAAAAACCTAGTACTTTGTTTAAAATAGGTGAAGAGATAGCTGAATATGAAAAAGCTATATCCAAAGGTGATGAAAAATTTCCTTGGCTAGGTACTGAGGGAACTATTAACCTTACTAAACTAATGAAGACTGTAGGTAGATTATCAAAAGAATTAAAAAATGAATATAATACATACTATAAAATGTCATCAAAAGCAGGTGTAGGAAGTAAACAATACAGAGATAGAATAGAAAAAGAACTATTAGAACAATCAAACAAAATGGATAATTTACAGACACTGTTAATTGATGCCATAAATCGTTATGGAGAGAATCACCCCTTTGTATTTAATATGCAATATTGGGTAATAGATGTAACACCTGAACTGAGAAAATTATTTAAACAAGGCGAAGTTTCTAACGCAATAGATTTTAACAAAGGTGGGATCGTACAAGACAAAATGGATACTCAGATGAATAGTTTGTTTGAACAGGAACAAATAGAATAATAATATTATTATGGGTTACTACAGATATTATTATATGCAACGGGAGTACTATATGAAAAAACCTATGTTTGATTCTACAGGATCATTGATAGAAGACGAGGGTGAAAAAATATTAGTAGAAGATAAATGGATTAAAGTAAAACCAGTAGACAAAGATAAGTATCTAAAGAGCAAAGAGTTTTGGAGGAATAGACAATGATTAGCGGAAAAGTATTTTACGGAGGAAATAATAAAATCGTGAATAAAAAGAATACAATAGTAGAAGAAGGTGATACTATAGTAGTAGATAATACTGACACTTTAACCATGACTTGTGAATGTGGTAATAATTTAAAGTGTGAGTGTGAACCTGAAGTAAGTTAGTGTGGTTGTCACGCAAACGTATACTATCAGGATATTTTAAATGGAGAATAAAAAAATGGCAATGAAGAAAATGATGAACAAAAAGAAAAAGATGGCTAAAGGAATGGCTAAAGGTGGTATGAAAAAGGCTAAAGGTTACGCAAGGGGTGGGGCAGCTAAACGTAGATAATGTCCTATCTGATAAGTAATATCCCATACTTTAAATGTTGGGTGCGTAAGGAATTTACCAGTAATCATCAAGCATATCACGGTGAGTTCCTTCACGCTTTAGCCTTCGCAGTAAACACCATACCTGATAGGTCACTAAGTTTTCAGGTAGTATTTACAGGGTGTGAAATAGACAGGGAAGATGGCCCTGACGAAAACATTCATGGCGGTGCAATGTGGGCTAGGATGCCAATACAGGCCCTAGTAGCCGATGTTCCCGTAGAGGAATGGCCCGAACCAATGGATGATCATCTATGTCAGCCTTGGGATTGTGAGTCTAGACATCACAGTGTAGTAGTGATGGATAGGGTAAGCTCTTCTCCTTGGTTGTGTAAGATAGATGGTGAGTTTCACACGGGTAAGTATATGTTTACTGTGGATTACACTGATCACGAAATAGCAGATGATCCAGCGCAACACAAACAGTCCCATGTAATCCAACTACTGGATGCAGGGAAATGGACAGGGAATATAGTGGCACTGCCAAACAATAGGGTAAGAGCGACTAGTCCTGCTTTGTGGAGAACAGGAGAGGGTGTGCCTGACTTTGCACCTTCGCAATGGACACACTCAGCAGAATCCCATGAGTCCTATCTAGATCCATCTGTGACTTTCAATAACCTATACTCAGATAACTAAGGATATACTATGAGGCGTATGACTGATGAAGGTTTAGATTTAATTAAGTTGTACGAGGGTTATAGTTCCTCCCCGTATCTTTGTCCTGCACAACATTGGACTATAGGATACGGGGCTATCTGGGGCATGGATGATACAAGAGTTAAAGAAGATCACCCTGATATAAACGAAGATCAGGCAGACTATTTATTAAGAAGAGATGTCAAGAAGTCAGAAATGGCAGTTATCAGGCATATACGAGTTCCACTAGAAGATGGACAGTTCAATGCCTTATGTTCATTCGTATTTAATCTAGGCAGTGGTGCGCTACAAAGCAGCACACTAAGACGTAAGATAAACAGGGGAGATTATATTGGTGCAGCTGATGAATTTCCACGATGGGTATACGCTGGAGGTAAAAAGTTAAAAGGATTGATAAGAAGGAGAGAACATGAACGATCTATGTTCATGGGATAAAAGGAGAGGACATGGCTACTAAAAAGAAAAGTAAAAGTAAAGTAAATGAAGCAGGTAATTACACTAAACCTACGATGCGTAAGAACCTATTCAATAGAATAAAAGCTGGAGGTAAAGGGGGAAAGCCTGGACAATGGTCAGGTCGCAAGGCCCAAATGCTGGCAAAGCAATATAAAGCAAAAGGTGGAGGATACAAGTAATGCCACATTATACTAAACCATTAAAAAAAGTTATTAAAGGTCTTAAAAAAGCATCCAAGTTACACGCAGGTCAAGCTAAAACATTAACAAAAGTAATGAAAGATCAAAAGAAAGGGTACAAAAAAAGTGCCAAGAAAAAGAAATAGTAGGGGATAAATATGTCTATGAAAAAATACAGTCCAAAGCAAAAGAAATTAGCTAGAGTTGCATCGCCTAGAAATAAAATAACTGGTGCAGACCTTAAGAAATTAAGAGGTGGAAAAAAGAATGGCTCTAAAAAAATCACAAAGAAGTCTTAAAAACTGGACTAAACAAAAGTGGCGTACCAAATCAGGTAAGCCCTCTACCCAAGGGCCAAAGGCTACGGGGGAAAGATACTTACCGTCAGCTGCTATCAAGTCACTTAGTTCTGCTGAGTATGCAGCTACGTCTAAAGCAAAACGTAAAGGAACAAAGGCTGGTAAACAACACGTAAAACAGCCTAAGAAGATAGCAAAGAAAACTAGAAGCTATCGTAAATAATGAGGATGAGACATGGAAGATACGTGGTCAGTTTTGGTTTCAGGATGGCCTATAGCGTTTGGTATAATAACGCTGATTATAGTACTGGCAAAGATGCACGGTGAGTTAGAGACATTGAAAGAAAAAGTAAAAGTCTTATTTGATTTATGGAATAGTAGAGGTAAATGAAAGAGCTTACAGATATAAACAGTATGTCTATAGAATTTGTAGAGCTAATAACTCCTATGCTAGTTATTATGTTAGCCTTGATACTTACTCTTATGGTCAGAGACTTTGCTACTAACTTTATGAACGGAATTAAGTTTAGAATGCACTCTAGTTTTAACGAGGGTGATACTTGTTTGCTAGATGGTGAGCGAGGTATCATAGTCAAGATAGGATTCTATGAGACAATAATACAGATACATAATGGCAGAGGTACAGTTTGGCGGTACTTACCCAATGATCGTATAAAATTCTACAAATTAGAGAAAATTATTAAAGATATAGAAAAAACGGACTCGTAGGATGAGGCACAAGGGGGTGCTAAGATACCCTCTGGTAGGTAGTGTCCAGATTATAGTCACTTCTTCTGTAGACCCCCTTAAAATGCCTTACGTTTGATTTGCCTATTTTTACCAGCTTTTAGCACCTTCTTTTTTCATTTGCTCACCTGTAAAGCCTGAGTCCACCCAACATAGTAACTGAGATGACTCTGGTCTTACAATAGCAGCAGTCCACGTTCCAGATGTAGCGTTAAGAAATATAAATGTTACGTGTCCTCTAGCTGATATTCCACGAAATACTATTTGTTCTCCGTGTTTTTCTTGAATATTAATTTTAGCCTCTGCCAAATCTTTGCAACCTGATTGCATGGGTGCTTGACTATACGATGCTGAAACATTGAATGCAATAATACATAGAGCAACTAAACCTCCGATAAATATTTTAGTCATATTAAGAATATCCTTTTTAAATGATTTATAAGATAGTCCTTGGCTCTATTTAATACTTCTAAATCATCATCAAAACCACCCAAAGCACGATTGCATTTGTGACACAACCATCCCCTAAATGTTTCTGTATCGTGACAATGATCTAAAACCCAAGGCCCATTTCTTGTGTTACCTTTGCCTTTTACTTTTTCTGCATCCCCACAACAGATGGGGCAAATGTATCCCTCTTTTGGCATACCATGTTCTTCTCGCAACCTCTCTCTTACTTTCTGTAATTCATTGTTACAAGCCTTGCATTCAGGTCGTAGAAAGTTAGCACCTGAACTTGGTGAAAATGCAGAGAGGGGTAGATATATATTGCACTTGCAACACACCTTACCCTCACCTGCACCTAGATCCTCATGTTCTATGGGAAATAAATTTAATTGCATAACTATTAATCTTCCTCATTTTGTGAGCCTGTCCTTGCCTCAACATAAGAACCACACTTTGGACAACTAAGATTAGCTATTATGCCATTACCTTCTAATCCATAGTCTTCAAAGTCGTGATCTCCTCCCCATATTAATTGCTGATCAGGGCCACAAAACCAACAGTTCATATCATGCAACCTTATTTATTCTGTTTAAATTAATAAAGTATTGCCTGTTATAACCTCGTTCCCACTCTTTGTGTTCAAGAGATTTTAACCTGTATGGGTTATAACTATTTACTCTAAAGCCCTCTCTTCCTTCAAAGAATGCTTTTTCATTAAGGTGCTTACGTCTTTTCTTGTGTGTAGACCTGTGTCTGTTAAACACCACATACTCCTCCTGTACCGCTAATCTCACATATATCGTGAGTCTCTACGTGTTCGTCAAACTCTTCTCCAAGTTTATCTACTGCTTCAGAATAAGGAACAGAGGTAAGAGGTTGACCACCTCTAGATCCATCAGGGTACACTGTAAAGCCCCTTAGTCTATGTGCATATTTAGCTAATGTATCAGCGAAGTCATCTACTACATCTGGGTTATTTAATTTAGTACCCCATGCAGGTAGATTGATCGTTGAACTAATGGACATATCGACGTAGTCCTGTACGTCTGCTTGAAAGCGCATACGCCGTTTGTAATCTTCTGCTAAATCTAGTGCAGATTCTATACTCTCAGGATCTACGTCATAGGTATCTATTAACTCTTGTGCAGAGGAGTCTACCACATATTGATACTTCCATCTGTGTCCTCCCGTAAGATACCTTCTCTTATACGCAACAGCAAAGATAGGTTCTATCCCACTGGAGCTACCAGCAAGTATACTAATAGAGCCAGTAGGAGCAATAGCACGGTTCGCCACGGGCCTAGATATTGATAGTGCATCCGCAAATCGTCTAGATACATCATCACTGACTCCTTTGTATATTGCCAACCAACGGTGAAGCTCTCCAGTAACCTCATACTTTTCTCCTTTTTTAATTAACCATTCATGTAATCCCATTATACCTAAACCTAATCGTCTATTCTTTTCTCTAACATCATAGACTTTTTGATAAGGTAATTCTGCTCTCAATGTTCCGCATATTAAAAACTTTGTAGCTAAATCAACAATCTCTGCTAGTTCAGATATGTCTTCAATCCTGCCAAAATTAATACTACCAAGATTGCATACATCACTGTCATCGCTACTGCACACCTCAGTACAGGCATTACGCAGTGTTTCATTTTCATCCTCCATAAAATTAAAACTAAACCCAGGCTCTCCTGTACGCATGGCTTGAGCTATGTTTTCTTTAAATGTATCTCCATACCCTTCGCCATTCCAATAGTTTAGTAACCACTCTGTATCATAGTTAATAGATATGTTTGTCATATCCAATGGTGCAGGAAAATTAAAGTCCTGCTCTTTTATTTGCTTTAGTGTAAATCCAGTATTTCCAACTGGCATAGTATCCCAATTCTTTGCGTTAAGAAATGTTGATACATCTTTGTGTTTCCAATTAAGTGATGCGTATATGGCAGACCTACGACTACCTCCTTGCATCACCTTTTGGCCTATACTATTAATCATTTGCATCTTGGGGATAGGGCCAGATGCCAGACCACCAGACCCACCAAGAACTTTACCTGATTCTCTATACACAGAATAGTCTACCCCGATGCCACCCCCCGTCATCAAGCAAGATTCCGCTTTCCAACTCAAGTTAGCCCAATCCTCTCGTGTGTCTTCCTCTGCCTTTAGTAGAAAACAATTGTTATAAAATCTTTTCTTTCGTCCTGCATAGTAAAGATACCTACCACCAGGAATAAACTTCAACTCATCTATATATTTAGTAAGAGCATCCTGTTCGTCCATAGTCATTAGGTTTTGCTCACCAGAACGTAATGAACCGCATACATCTTTCACTAAAGTAGAAGCTAGATCAGACCACGTTTCACACCCATCGTGAGCATACTTATATTTAAATATATCTTCTGAGAATTTATTTCTAAATTGAGGATTGTTGTTAGATTTAAATGATGACACTTTATATATTCCTTTCGTTTTCTTCTTCCTCTACACATTCTATTAGTTTATTTAAATACCATTGTGCCTTCTTTAAATCCTCAGTAGGTTTACCTTTGTAATCAAACCGCCAAAGATACTTCAGTATGTTGCCTTGCAGGTAATATTTAAAATTAGGTAGTAGTGCAGCTTCTATTGCATCTATGCATTCTATCCCACTCTGATTATAATGTGGTGGGTTGTTTACCATATCCTTCATAGTATTATTTTCCGTTTGCTATTTCTCTTGCTTCTTCTGGGGAGTACCCCTCTTCAAATATTAATTCATATATAAAGAGATCACGGGCATTGTATGTATCGTCATACTGTTCGTAGTCCTCATACTCTTCTTCTTGTTCTTTTTTCATGTGTATGTCCTAGTGTTTTGTTACGGGTGGGAAAGGAAAAGGTATGACGATGCCTTCAGCCTCTTCTTGTTCTTTCATTCTTTCCATGTCTTTAAACTTATCATAGTATATATCAAGCAAAACATCTAGTGCAGGTGGCTCAAGAACTGCAACAGCGCACATTGCTTTCATTATATCTGTAATGGTATCTATAGCAGAGTCTGATAGCTCTGACATATCTTCGTGAAGTATGGGTAGTATATCAAATTCAATTTGTTTTTCTTCGGGTATCTCTGCCTTTACTTTTATTAGTACGCACAGTTCGTTTGGTTGTAGGTTCATTCGGTTTTTTATTCTCATTTTTGCCTCTCTTTTTTTCGTTTATCCATTCTTCAGGTATAAGCTGATCGGCAAATATAAAACCGTATTTGTTACACCAATCGGCATACGTAGTTTTACTTCCTTTTCTTAGTTTGTTTCTTGAGTTAGAAAATACAAACCTTAAATCTAAATCAGGATATTGTTCTTTTACTAGTAAATGTTTTTGTCTATCCTGTACGGTAAATATACCTTTTGTTTCTACTACTATTCCGTTAGGTAACCAAAAATCTGGTGTATAATTTCTATGCTTTTCTGGTTGAACAAAGGGTATCTTTTTAATCTCATAGCAGTCTAGTATATTTAAGAAGGCTAGTTGTTCAGATACCCTTTCTTCTAAACCTGATCTAAAACCATGCGCTAATCTATAATCTAATGCGACCATAGTTTATTGAACCAAGGGGGCGATTATAAACATACGTTCTTTGTACATTTCCACCTACTGCATTTTTATATGATGCTTGGGCTTCTTGTAGGTTTTCCCATGCCTCACGTACTATAGCAGTCTGACGATGTTTTGCTTCATTTCTTAAATCACGTAGCTCGTTACTAAGTTCTAAGATACGTTCATTAAGATCCTCGTCTGTTAAATCTACATAAGGGTTTACATTTTCTTCTTGTGTATTCATGCTGCTTCCTCTCCCATGAAGTTTAATTCTGTGTATGCTACCATAGGTTTGCTCTTAGCCTTAGAGAATACTGACTCTCTCTCTTGCATATTAGGCCAACAACTAAATCTATATTTACACCAAGAACATTCCATACCAAGTTTTCTGTTTCCAGTAAGCACTCTGTTAAATGTTTCTGGCTCATCTTCAAAGCACCTTTCAAAGGGTGCATCTGAAACTAATGCATCTATTTTATTCTCTGCTTCCTTTAGAATACTAGACACTTCTTCTTTAGTATCTGTGCTTTCTATTCTGTTAAGTTCACCAGTAGTTATGTTCATTGCCCATATACCACCAGCAGGTTTACCAGTAGCTGAAGCATATACGTGTAATTGTGTTACGTATCCAAAAGAATCTTTTTCTTTCAATGCATTCCAACTGACAAATTTATTTCTAAAAGCAAAGTCTGAAGTAGATTTTATGTCATCAATTCTACCATCATCAAAAGATAAATCTGCTTCTCCTGTTATTGTATGCTCACCTATTTTAGTAGTAAGATTTTGAGAAGACTTATATCCTTCTAGGTTAGTTTCTTTTATAACGCCCTTTAGTACCGCTTCTACTATATCTCCTAATATCATTCGTAGTAAGAAATTATATGAAAACGCTACTCCTTTTTCCCCTTTCTTTTCCATCTGTAATTGGCACAAGGGCCTACCAAGATTAGATGGTCTTATTTTAAATTCTCTTCTATTTGTTGAAGAAGCAAACTGTTTACGTAATGCATCAGCTACATCATTACATACGGTGGAGATAGTGTCCTCTGTCATGGACACCTCCCCATCCATATTTTTTTGAAGCCAACTAATAACCTTTGCTAACTTCAAATCCATTAAGCAGCATCCTCATTAAGATTTATAAAGTCATCATCCCCATCAGACCCTGCCGAACCACTTGCTGTTGTGTGTTTGTCCATAACCCATTTATTAATCTGAGCTATATGATCGTGAAACTTACCGAAAAGTTCTACAGTATCATCGTTCATAGAGTAGGAAGTATCATCTGTAATAGATATATCTATGTCATAGTAAGTGACACCGCCCGATACTTTTTTGCTCTTCATCTGTACTACTCTAGAATTAGGAAGAACACGTTTCTTTGAAACCATATCTAAGAAAAATTTAGATAGAGTTTTACCAGAGGTCTTACCTGATAGTTCTATTTCTACAGGCAATGTAATCTCAGTCTTCTTGCCCTCTTCATTAACACCCTTCATGGTTGCTTCGCCATAAAAGATAATCATTAGCCTACAAGATCGCAAAAACTCTTGCCTATCTTTGCTAAGAGACTTCCAATCTTTTATGTACTCTAGAGGTCTACCACACTGGAAGTCACCATCATCAGATGGGGCTTCATCGCGTGGCCCTTTAACTAATACAGAGTGTATGTAAGATCCCTGTACCTTGTCACCATCCTTAGTGGTGCGCTCCGCATACGCATCGTACCTTTTGTATCTGTAACGATGTTCATAATAACGAAAGGATATTTCCTTTGCGTATACTTTACCTTCATCACTAGTGACTGAGAAGTATCCAGATGGACAGATGATATCCCCATTACTGTCTTCTAAATTTTCCCTCTCTATTCTTAATCTAGCTAGAGAACTAGAAGAGGTAGACTCACCACCTGTTTCACCAAAACTTTTGGCTAACTCTGCTAATACAGCAGACTCTTCTATCTTAACTATTTCTTGTGTTTCAGCCATTCTTTTTCCTTTCTTTGTGTAAAGACAAGACCTTCAGTTATACATAAAACAACCCACTTTGTCAAGACATATTAAGCCAGTTGCTTCCTGTTTTTGTATCGACAGGTAAAGGCACATCCATGTTTATATTATAGTATAAATAGATACGATCCTTAGTTGAACTAGGGGATAATATATCCTCTACAAGTTGTTTAACCCTATCGACCTCTTCATTCGGGCAATCAAGCAATACACTGTCATGCACCGTATTCACTATTGTAGTTCTTAATTTATTTTTTTGTAAGTAATCTCTCAATGTGACAAGACACAGTGGTACAATATCTGCTGTAGCCAGTGCCTGTACAGGATAATTCTTTATCTTTGTAGCCCCTGTTGCACCTCCTGTCTTTGTTCTCTTAGCATGGGGAAATGCAAACTGCCTACCTGTTGGCAACGTAATACATTTATTCTTAATAGCTTCTGTCTGTAAACTCTGATGCCATTTTTTTATACCAGAGTATTTGTCAATGAAGTGTAAGTTGTATGCTTTTTCAGCAGGTGTACCACTCATCGCCCCATACAGTGGGGCAAACGTCCTACCTTTAGCCTCTTGTCTAGACGTAGGCTGACCGTTGTTGGTTAAATAGTCTGCTGTATATGTGTGAACATCAAAGCCTGTTTCTATTTCTTGTCTAGCTGTCTGGTCAGCCGATAGGAATGCAGCTACCCTAAACTCCAGTTGTGCAAAGTCAAACTCAAACAGTGTGCCACCTTCGCCATACCTTGACACAAATGCCTCTTTAACAGGGAAGGTATTACCCCGTGGCATATTCTGCATATTAGGTGATGATGAAGATAGTCTACCCGTAGCAGTTCGACACTGATTGAAGTCAGCGTATAGCATATTACCTATCAGTCTTTTTTTAATACCTTCTACAAACGCAGATAGGTATGTCTCAACAGCACCAAGACGCTCAACCTTTTCCAAGAACTCAATAGCATCTGAATGTTTGTCGGGGTTTAAAGATCTAAGTTGTTTAGCTAGAACCCGTAGTCTATTTTTATCTGTGCTAAATCCGTTAGCAGTCACCCATGTACTATCGGGTGGGAATATCTTTAGACCACCAACATCACCTGTTTCCATATATCTCATACCTGCACCACCGCACTCATGGCAGGTGTGCGCTCTTGAAAAGGGAGTACCATCTTTTTTTATCTTATGTACTTTACCTGTACCTTTACACATTTTGCACACAGAAGCTACTGTTTTCATTACCTTTTTACAGCCACTACGAACAAGCCTCCTAAATTTATCTGTGCTTATCCTAGGTCTAAACGGACTGTCCAACTGATATGTTATGGCGTGGCTCTTTTTATCCCTTGGAGTGTAAGAGAATATCATAGAAGATACCTGCTCTGGACTACTAAGATTGATAGGCGTATCACCCATGTAACTGTGTACTAATTCTTGTAGCCTTCTTATTAGATCCTTTTTTTCCATGCGATAGTTAAACTCAACGTGATCGAGCTTTGCCTCATCTATAGCTAACCCACCATACTCTATCTCAGACAAACACATACACATCCTATTACTTAGATTAACTGTAGGCATAAGCGTAGTGTTATCTAGATCTTTTATCTGGGCTAGATACAGATCCCTCGTAGCACGAATGTCTGCTCTACCATACTCCTCTACAATCTCCCAAGGCATGGCCTCGTATCCTATACCTTTATCCCAATACTCTTTAGTTATGTCAGATTTTTTATTGGCTAAGTCTCGCCTCTCACAACAGGCACTAAGAGACATACTCATCCTTTCTCCTCTAGCCAGTATGTATTCACCTATCATAGTATCATATATGTCACCGTCATATGTAATGCCGACTGACCATAGCCACTGTAGGTCATACTTTATATTGTGTCCTATAAGAATGTCAGCGTTCTGTATTTTATATTTAACTTCGTTTATACTATGTGTTTCATGTGAAACATCACGATGGTAAACAGCCACATACTCTTCTTCACCCGTATCTACATCCAGTATACCAATAGAAACTAATTCATTATTTTTATTGTGGGGCTTGTTATCTATTATGTTTTCTTTTCTTGTTACACTATTTTCTATATCTACTACTAATCTTTTAGTCATCATACCTCGCAACTCTTCCATCTAACATTACATTTATCTGTCCATGCCAACCGCTAATTTTATTCTTAGCTATGTTGAATACTCTACGGGGATCACCCTCATCTGATCCTTCTATCATGGCATACTTGCCAATCAGTATCATAAGATCAGCTTCAGCTGCCTTACCTGTCCTACTGTTTTCCATCATACTCAGGTTAAGATTTACCCTGCCCTCTGCATCTGCTGACAATTGGGAGTACCCAAAGATAGCACACTCATACCTTGTAGCTAGATCCCTAGTGCGTCTGTATATCTCACGTAGCTTTTCATGTTGGGCAGTTATGTGTTTGCTATCAGGTAGTGTTACCTTGTCTAACATATCTATAACAAGTATGTCTGGCCTATGTTCTTTTAGGTGGGCCTCGATACCATCTATACCATACGACTCCTCTATCCTATCTATAAATAAATTATCCTTTTTCCATTCGCCATTGATTAGACTACCGCCACCCCCTAGTAGTTCTTCCTCTGATTTATTTGTGGCTGAACTTAGATACCTCAGTGCTACCCTATTGGCAGGTTCCTCATTACAGAGTACGTGTACCTTTGCCCCCTGCTCTATCCAGCCATACGGCCCCATCGCAAACGATGCATGGCTAGAAGTCTTTCCCGTTTCTGGTCTAGAGCCTATCACTATAAAGTGTCCTGCCGATACACCCGATACCCTTTCCGCAAGAGATGATATATTAAATGCCCACCGTGTCTGCACGTTCATGGAGTCAATTAATTTTTGTGGGTCTAAGTCAATGCCCTCAAAAGGGGATGCATCCGTAACAAAGCCAGAGGCATAGTCATCTATTAATTTAGATAAACTATCTAGGCTATTCTCATCACCCTCTGTCAGGGCATAGCCTATCTCAGATACTCGCCTACCAATTTCTATACGCCACAGATTATGCATAACGTCCTTGGCTACATCGACAGATATATCCTCCGACTGTTTCATCTTGGCAAAGAGAAGTTTATAGCTATCCTCTTGCGCTTTTGTTAGCGAGTTGTTGTTACTGAAGAATAGATTTTCTAACTCAGATAAGTTAATTGAAGTATCATACGCATCTTGCGCGGATATGATTGTCTCTACAATTCTTTTAGGTTCTTTCTCAAAAGCAGTAACAGGTACGTTTCGTCCGATCTGCTCATATATTTCTTTGTTGCACAGTGCCTTGACTAGTTCCAACATTTTGTATTTCCTCTATAGCCATATCTTTAATGTCTAGTTCTAATGCAACCACCTTACACTTGTCAACGCCTACAAATATTCTCCTAGACATTTGTATAGCTTTGTCCGTTGCATCTTTATCAAGCGCGATAGTTACATTCTGGTATGTATCCCATATCTTATTTAGATTATTAGTAGATAATGATGTACCTAAAAGGGGCATGGCATCTGTATCTTTTAGATATGTTATTGCCTTCCATGCCGATATGATATCCTCTACTATAATTAGATTAGGTTTTGGTGGGGCATCAAACGGTACAACAATCGCACTGTCAATGTCACTATATCTTTTCCATTTGGGCTTTCGCCAAACGTCCAATGCCCTACCAATAGCGTCCACATTTTCGCCATATTTCTGGATCATAAACGCCACCCGTCTTTCTAGCGGATCGTATAGGACGGGGATACTTATATTGTTTATACAATAAGTGTCTAGAAAATCGCTACAAATATTAGCATAAGCCAAATTATTGAGAGTAGTGGTTCTGTCATTTTGTATTCCTTTCGTTTTGTTTCGTTGATGATTAAATCTAATATCTTCTAGTGACATACTTGAATTGTGTTTTACTCCACGATAGCTACACGAAGCAGAGTAGCAGTTCCATTTAATTGTATTGCCCTCCCTACTTAAAGTAAAGGTGTTATGGCGGTGGCACTTGGGGCAACTACCCCTTTTGCTTTCGCCAGAACGTATGTCATCTAGATCAATATTCATTTGTAAAATATATGATCCTCAATCTGAATAAGGTACTGCCTATTCCATTGGGGATCTACATTAATAGAGTGGTAAAATACTGCCCCCTCAAGTAGAGGTATAGACAAGCCATAGGTATAGTGAACCTCCTCTGCTATACGTATAGCTTTATCCCAGGATCTTTTATCTTTTGGTACATCAGATAAACCATCGCAATAGAAACTAAATTGGCATCTGTGCTTGATGGGATAGTCCTGTTTCCAGCTATACGTAGGCCCTTCCTTCACGACACCGCAGATAGTGTTAGGCCAACGGCTATCATGGGTACGGTTCAAGACCACTTGTGCGACAGCCATCTGACCTACGGTAGGTTGATCCCTAGCCTCAAAGTATATTGCTTGTGCAAGACAAGTAATAGATGCCCCGAATGCTAATACTGTAGCTTCAAGCATTACCTGTTATCTCCGCTTCCACCTATCTTACCGCGATCCATACGGGAGCTTAACTTATCTAAATTAATTTCTACAGCCTCAGTTAGATCTATATCCAGATCGTCAGCAACACGGGCTAGATACCAGAGAACATCACCTATTTCTTTTTTAAGATCCGTCTTCCGTACCGTACTTATCTTCCCGTTATCATCACGGTAGATCTTTTTAATCTGGTTCATTAGTTCGCCCACCTCACCAGATAAACCTAGTGATGGGTAAATAATATCGTCACTGTAGATCTTGGTCTTACGGGTTTCGATTTGATATTTGTTAAAGTCTAACATATTATTACTCCTGATAAAGTTTTGGATAATTATCTTCAATAGTATATCGAAGCGCATTACGCAATGTCTTTTTATCTTTCTTTGATCCGATAAAATATACGTAGCGGTGCTTCGCTGATCTGTTAATTCGGTTTTGTCTATCACCTAGATGATGACGCGAGTGCTTACCCTCCTTACCTGCTATATCTGTACGGGCTTTTGTTGTGCCAGTGAATAGGAAATTACAGGCTTGGTATATTATACCTGCGTGATCCTGCGCGGTGTCAGCATAGGACACTACGACCTTGGGCTTCGGTAATAATTTGAGGGAGCGAGACACCAAGAAC